ACTTGGTGTTTGATCATAATGTCCACTAGCACTACCAAAGCTCTTAGGAGCAATGCCGTCTTTAACTGGACCTCTAGCATACCATACAGTTTCGTATTGAACTGTCATTGAATTTTGTACTGTATCACTTGAACTGTTATCTAAACTATCATGTTCCCAAGCACTAATTATTGGATTAACTAAAGTAAAACAAGTATAACGCTTTCTTGACATTTGATAAATTTGAATACTTTCAAAGAACGGTTTGAAACTATCATTGTCCATTCCGTATCTATAACTATTTGACAATTCACCTTGGTACGTATTACCTCTGTTGTAGGCCGCGTTTGAAGTGTTAGGATTAGAACTACCATCTACACTTGCATAGTTTCCATCTTTAAAATAATATCTATAATATGCTTCCCACATAGCAGTTGTCTGACCATAGTTATCATCGTGGAATGTAACATTAATTGGATCGTAATCTAATCTTGTTTGTAAATTTCTTTTTTGGTTGTATTGATGTTTTAGCGTTGTTGCAATTTGATACTTAGGTAAGTCAACTTGTTTAACAAGCATATTAATTTCTTGTGTTTTTAATTGAGGAATTAATGCTACAGCTTCTGGATTTAAATTAAATGTTACATGATAAAGAAATTTAGATTTAGGACTTAATCTATGTGCATCATCAACATAAAGTCTTGCCGCGTGAGCCGCATCGCCTAGGTTTCCTTTAGGACTCAATGCTCCGCTTATTAAGTTGTTTAAAAAACCGTTAAGTTTATTTGCCATTTTTACGTATTCCTCATACTCTTATACTAATATTTATCTAATATAATTAAGTACGTAGATAAAAAAAAAGGATGCCTAATTAAAGACACCCTTTTTATATACTTCAGGAAATATTGTTATTGTTATTAACTAGCGCCGCCGCCTGTAATAGCTGTGTTAACTGTACGTCCGATTGCTGTTCCTATGCCTGTTCCTTGTGGGCTTTGGATAGCGTTGTCATAACGTATCGCTAGTGCAACAGTTACTGGATCGTTAGTAGAGTAAGACAAGCTATTGTAGTTTGCTGACTCTAAGTAACAACCATACAATTCAAATGTCTCTAGTACACTTGCTGTATTAGCACCGTTACCACCGTCTAATATTTCAATTCTTGTAACGAATTTGTAATCGCTACCTGACGCCGCCGAACTTTGTTCAAAGAAGTCAAATTGTTTCTGTAGTTGTTCGCCAACAAGTTTTTGTACGTTGTTTGAAACATCTTCACGTAGGTTAAGTGTAATTGGTTCCCAAGTGTGTTTACCTGCTAGGTATACACGTGAGTTATACACGTCTACTGTAATTTGTTCAAAACTTACGTTAGGTCTTGTTACGTCTACAACCTGTTTAGTTAGTTCTGTTGTTGGTGTTGATACTCCAAAATTTTCAAGACTCACTCTAAAGCGGTATTGTAGTTTTGGCATCAACAAACCTTGGTTACTAGCTGAAGAGCTAGAATCCAAAGGTACTGTAATTTTGCTTAGTGTTGAAATTGCCATTATAATATCTCCTGCTTATTAGTATTTATCATATTAAAGTCCTGCTATCTCACCAGTGTTTTTAAGTCTTAATGGAATGTAAATAAACTCCACAGCTTTCACTGGTTCAATTGCTATATCTAAGTAAAGCTCATTTCTATCAATTCTAGTTGGTGTGTTGTTTGATTCATCACACACTACTAAGAAGTCATATAATGCTCTTTGACCTACTAACTCTAATAGTAAACTATCTGCTTGTGCTTTAATCTCATCACGTGTGATTTTGTCATTTGGCTCAAAGATATAAGGTTTAGCAAGTCTGTTAAACTGTGAACGTAAGTAAATTACTAGTCTTGCAACGTTGATTCTGTCTAAAGCACTAGCATTTTTAGCTCTTGTCTTTTGACCAAAGTTAACAAGTCCTGCACCACTTAAGAACGTTACAGGGTTAATAGCATTGCTGTACAATGTATCACGCTGTCCTTCGTTAAGTGCTACGCTTTGGAATTCACCTTCGCTTGTAATGTATCCTGCACTTGAAGCATTTGTAATTCCACCACGTCTTGTTCCTGCTGGAGCAAACCATGGAAACGATACTTGATCGCTTAGTGCCATTGTGCGTAAGATACCATGTGAAGCTGGAACAACTACGTTGTTACCTGCGTTATCACTTGTGAATAAACTTGGATAAAACACACCTAAGTATTCATCGTATGTTACAAGTCCATCGTCATTGTCTTCAACTGCACCTTTTACGTTAGTTGCATATTCGTTCAATGAAGTTGCATCTGGTGTTAATCTAAACGGTAAGTCACCTACAACAAATGCACTAATGCCTCTATCATAGTTAAGTGTTTTCATTTCACCAATTAGCTCTGAGTAACCAGGTGTTGCCATCAAGTTAAAGATTCTTGAATTATCATCTCTAATATCAGCATTGCTGTTAACCATTGCTTGTAATGCTTGTACTACAACTTTACGTTGAGCTTTTCTACCAAAAGAGCCTGCACCATTTTCTTGGTTAGCTGATTCAGTTACCCATCTGTTAGTTGCGTATGCACTCATTGACTCGTCGTTGTTAAATCTAATATTAAGTCCTGTAGTATCAATGTAGTTACGTACATATTTCTTAACGTTAAATCCTGAACGTCTAGTATTCCAAAGCAACATACCTTTTGGATATAGTGCTGGATCTGGAGCGTCAAAGTCTAAGAAGTTACTTACTAGTAATTCAGCAATAGTTCCTGCTGTATCACCTTTAACACCTGAAATGCCATAACGTGCATCAGCAAACAAAATACCGTCTTCAGTAGTTTGATCGCCTGTATCAAGTGCAATGAACTTCAATGAAGTGCCATTGTATTTGTAAATCTTAGGATAATTTTCTAAGTCTGCTGTACTAATCCAAATGTCGCCATTTTTAAGATCAGTTCCATCTGATTGCTTAGTTGGCTCAGTAGCCGAAACAATTGGTCCTGCTGGATCTGTTTTATCACCACTTACTGCATTATAAAAAGGTGCAGTTGAATCTTGATAACCTACCCATGTAGTACCGTTATGAATCATTAAGTCTACTTCGTCAACAATACTGTTGTACCATAATGCACCATCAGTTGTTAATGCTGTTGGAGCCAATGTACTTGCAGTATATGTTAAGTATTTCCAGTTACTAGCAACCATATCGTATGCATTGCCTGCGGCATCTGTATACAAGTTTGGTGTTGCTGTTGCCGCATTTGAGCCATTGTAAGCTACAAATCCTGCTAAACCTAATCCGTTGTTAGTATCTGTAATGTGGATGTCACCACCGTCATTGTGTTCAATAACAATTCTGTTTGAAGCATCAACACTTGCTACAACGTTAGTTAATCCTGCGGAGTTAATTGCTCCTGCAACATCATCTGCATCATCTGCATTACCGTTTGTTGTAACACTTACTGTAACTGCCGCACTTAGTACAGCACTTGCTGGACTAGTTTCTGCAATATCAAAAGCATAAGTTCCAGTTACTAGTTGTGTTGTGATAATATCTGAAATAATTTTAGTATTACCAGTTGCTTGTCTTCTGTGAATCTTAAAGTCACCAATTGGATCAGTTGCTTCATCATTATTAGTTTTGATGTAAACTGCGCCTACAGGTAAGTTTTTACCGCCGCCTGCTTTATCTAATGCAAACAACGCCGCTTCAGGTGTTGCATACATTGGAGCTGACTTAGTTTCCCACAAGCTAGTTGTGCCGTTCCACATTTTAACTTTCCAGTTAGCACCTAAATTAGGTTGTGTAGTTTTAACCCAGATACTTCCTGTTGGACGTGGACTTGTGTCAGTTGACTTATATTCAGGTACACTAGTATGCGGAGCAATACTTAACTTCGGTGCTTTAAAAGTAGCCGCTGTTAAACCAATCTCTGCTAATAGTGTTGAAGCGTTAGTTGCTAATACAACGTCTACGCCTGTTGAATAAATCTCTAATTTGTTGTTAACTACTGCTGAAGTAACTCCAGCAATACCTGCTGAACCAATAGCACTTACAACATCACTTAATGCTGTTCCGCCACTAGTTACTACAGTTCCGTTAATGCTCATCGAAGCACC